CCCTAATACCCCCCCCTTTAAAAAATAAACCATGGCCGCTCCTGATTCCACCGTGTAAACGTGGAATCACTCGCCAGGCCATCAACCTGGTAAACTTACGATACAATCATACCATGATATCACAGCAAGGCAAAAGAGGACGGAATAGCAGGTTGCCAGCGACACCCGTCGGGGAGCGCAAAAGAGGAAGGAGAACCGCCTCCGCAGCGGATGCCAATAAGGTAATGAATCAAATTGTCCGGATAGCGCAGGAATACCCGAAATTGACGGAACAAGAGATCGGCAAAATGACAGATAGGACGCAACAATTCGTTGCAGATGTGTTAAGTATGCATGGTGTTGAAAAGGAAAGGGTAAAAGCATTTCGGGAGAATGAAGGCGCTATACTGGCTGAGAAATGCAACAAAATGTTGCAACACATCCGTGGTGAGAAGATAGAAAAAGCCACGCTCCGCGACCTGGCCGTTTCGTATGGCATATTGAAGGATAAACGTGACGGCATTGAAGGCAAGGGTCATGAAGCATTACGAGGTATTGCTAATCTGGTGATACAGGTTGACAAGATTGTAATGGGGCAACGTGACGATAGCGTGACAATAGACGTGACCCCTGAACCTAAGGCATTGGAATCATTGAACAATAACGACAGCGAGCACTTGCAGCACCAGCAAGATGCCCCACCTGGACCAGGGGGGGTAGGGGGGGGTATGCCTTCCGGCCCGGCAACTTCTGATTATGCTACCCCCATACAGGACGAATCTCTGCAAAAGGCCCCTGCTGGCCGTCCCCTCAAGGTTTCTAAAGGACAGCGCGGTTGGCGAACACGCAAATTGAAAGAAAAGGCGATACAAACCATCGCCAAGGAAAAGGAGAAGTCATGACAGAGTTAAAATGTAGAGTAGCATTAGTAGATTACAGCAACGAAGTTTATGTAGCCTTCTTCCAAGACTCCCCCTATGGCCGGAAGATATTGAGGGTTTCCGGCAAGACGCAAACTGGTCGTACCGTCTATTCGTTGGAAGAGTACACTCCCGGCGATGATCCGACTTTTACATTCCAATATTCGGACTTCAAGGCCCTCGTCGAAGAGGGGATGAAGGTTTTGGCTACAAACGGATGGAAGCCAGCCGACAAGAGCTACGTTGAGGGGAAGCTGGCTGGGGTGGAGGCGCACCTTTCAGACCTCCAAATCCTCCTCATGCTGAAAGAGGGGCCGTGCAAGAGGGAGGAAGGCACGTTAGAAACCAACGTGGAGGGAAAATGAGCAGGGAGAAGTGGAAGGTTGTCGTTGAATGGGCGGAAGAAAACCATGACGGATCGCTTGGGACAAACGCAGATTTTTACCCGGAGGATGTAGCCGCTATCCTCTGGGTCGCCTCCCGCCTCGCTAAGTTGGAGAAGGTGGCGGATAAAGGGGAGGATCTAATTTGCAACATGATAAACGATGAACAGGGGAACCATTATATCCGATCGGAAGATATATGGATATTCCATGAATTCAGAAAAGCCTTGCGCAAATTGGAGGAGAAGAAATGAGGGGTACAGTAGCCAAGCGTCTGCGCAGGGAGGCTTTCCTTGCCTCTATGGGTAAGCCGAACAGGGTATTGGTCCGCAGATACGATGGTTCTTTATTGAACGCTCATTGCACGCGTGCAATCTATCTTGAGTTAAAGAAGCGGAGGAGTGTATAATGGAGTTGGTGGCAGAGATTGTCAGCACGGCATTCTTGGTGTTCGCACTATTTACTGTTGCTTTCGCATTATACGTTATCCTTCATCTGACATTTTCCGGGAGGAGATAAAGTATGCCGCACGGCTTCAAGAGCGAATTTAGGACATGCAAGGCTTGCAGCTGTCTATTTCTGCACTATGTTGGTCTTGAGACTGACACGGAGTTTTGCGGTGGGTGTCATGATAAGCCTTGCCCGACATGCACCGGTGCTTTATCTTGGATGATTGTGCAGGGGGAGAAGTCGTTGTGGTGTTCTTCCTGTGGGGCGTTTGACGTGTTCAAGGATGTAAAGCCACTGGCGGAGGTATAAACAATGTACACATCGGCAAGGATGTTGCGTGAGCAGTTGATCCAGGTACAGAAGCAGAGGGATACCCTACTGGACATGATCGACTCCCTTCGGAGGTACATCGTGGACTTGGAGGGGGCGATGGACAAGGTACAGCGTCCTTGCTGCCCGTGCTGCACCGACGATGGAGAGTGCTACGATAAGCAGGGGCCGCCCACCCTGCACAATTGTGCCCGGGATGCATACGGTGTGTGAGCGGTGCGAGGCACGCGGTTGGAAGCTCTACTGCTTGGAAGAGGCGAGGAAGGCCAATTGTAAGGCTATCCGTCTGCCCACCGCCCAGGCGGTGAGGGCACACAATATAGGGAAACTGCTTGAGGTCGAGGGGAGATCGGGGAAGGCGTTCCGCCTCACCCTCCGCATCCCCGTCAGTGTTCTCCGCTCCTACCCGGAGATCATGGATATATGCAAGGCGGCCAAGGTGGATTTGGATGTTATTGGGACAAGCAAGGAGGAGGGGGAGTGAGGAGGCACAAGATACCGTGTGATTGTGGCGAGAAAGACGGCGAGAAGAATATGGCTGTTTTGTGCAACACGTGGGGGGAGTACTTTATTTACTGGTGCAGGCATTGTTGTAGGCAGATAAAGATGCTTGCCGCTCACGCTACTAATAATGTGGGAGGCACGTTAAAAACCAACGTGGAAACACATGGGAAAAGCAAACCGTGATTGTTCCGCCTGGTGCGATGCCATATCCTGCGAGGATTGCGAGGCGCCGGAACTACGTTACCGTCGCGTGGACATTGATTCGCTCGAAGGGTTGCCGCCTGGGTGGCACATCGTAGGGGAAACAGATGAAGAAGAGGAAAGGGAAGAGTAAGGAAAAATTCGTTATCTCCGACACCTTCTGGGGGGATGAGCAACGCATCTCCTCCAAGTGGGTGACGAAGGTATGCCCGTGGTGCGGCTCTTCCTTCATCACCGAGAATGTCGATCAAACACACTGTTCCACCCCCTGTCGCTTCGGAACGGCCCGACGCGTTGGTTTCTAACGTGTCCCCCCAAGTGGAAGAAACTAAACACCCGGAAGATGTTCAGGTTGTCTTAAGGTGGAGGTTGTCACCGAAGCTGTTTGTCTTGGAGGCTATCGGGGTAAGACCTACCAATCAGCAGATGGAAGCCCTGGATCTCGTCGGGGAGATGAGCAAGGCGAAGATAGCAGCAAACACCGGCAAGAAACTCACAGCAAAGCAGAAGGAATTGGCCGATAAGATCGGTATTTCCATCCGGTCTGGGCATGGAACCGGTAAGGACGCCTTCCTGGCCTGGGTTTACCTCTGGCTGATCTTCTGCTTCCCCGACCCGAAAGGGATGGTAACTGGACCGACAAAGCACCAGCTTGATGCGGTGTTGTGGTCCGAGATCAGCAAGTGGCTCAAGAAGTCCAAGATAGAACTATGGAGACATATCGGTATCCAGTCCGACAAGCTGTACTTAAACGGCAGGAAGGACGACTGGTTTATAACCAAAAGGACGGCGAACGTCACCGGCGGCGAGGACGAACAGGCGGAAACCCTCGCCGGTATGCACGATGAGTTTATGATATTCGCAGTTGACGAGGCATCGGGTGTCCCGAAGGGGGTGTTCCGCCCCCTAGAGGGGGCGCAAACCGGCCTGATGAACTTTGCCATCCTTGTCGGGAATATGACCCGCTCATCGGGGTACTTCTTCGACACCCACTTCACCCAAACCCGTAAATATTGGGTAGTGCTTCAATGGGATTGCGAAAAGAGCAACATGGACGAGGTTACGGGGAACCTCGGCATGTCCTCTTACGTGCAGCGTATTGCCGAAAAGTATGGTAAGGACTCAAATTTCTACCGTATCCGTGTCAAGGGTGAGCCTCCGGTTGCCGAATCCGACGCCCTCATCCCATACGAGTGGGTGGAGAACGCGAAATGTCGTGAAGTCGTGCCGGAAGAATATGATCCGGTGCTCATTGGGGTGGACGCGGGGGCCGGGGTGGACAAGAGCGCGGTCTTGATACGGAAAGGGTTATTCGTATACCCGATCAAGGAATATCATACCCGAGACACGATGGAACTGGTGGGGTGGGTATGCAGGGATTCGGTGGATTTCGAGGCTGACGCCATCATGGTAGACGTTATCGGTATCGGGAATGGCGTTTACAACCGGCTTATCGAGCTTCGCTACCCTGCCTACCCTGTGAATGTGGCCGAATCTTCCTCACGGAAGGACCAATTTGTACGTTTGCGTGACGAGTTGTTCTGGAATTTGCGTGAAATCTTCGAGAAGGGGTTGATCCAGATACCTGACGACGATGAATTAATAGGAGAGCTGGCGTCTATCAAGTATAAAGTCGAGTCTTCCGGGAAAATCAAGATAGAAAGCAAGGCCGACATGAAGAAGAGGGGGTTGCATTCGCCCAACAAGGCGGATTCGTTGATGCTTTCGTTCTACATGCCCGACTATGTGTTCGCTAAAAAGCGCCCGAAAGATCCTTACGAGGAAGATATCGACGGCTTTCGCCCCTCTTCGTGGATGAGTGCGTAAGCACGACCTTGCAAAAGTGCGCACATTATGGTATAATGTGCTAAGATGGTGGTAGGACCGTATGGGGTATAAAAAGGGAGATCCGCCCGGTTCTCCCTCCACGGCCTACCGTATACCCACATGCAGCGTGCTGCATGTACTGTTTGGCGCGGGAGCCAGATAGCGGCTTGGTGGATAACCACGCGAAGCCATTCATTCATCCCCCATGCGTTTCGATGCATGGGCCTCCCGTAGATTGCCAATCTGCGGGGCATAAGTCCTTGGGGACGCCCAAGGCCCACGGCTGTTTGGCAACAGCCGTGGATTACTAGCCTGGCCGGGGGAAACACCCCCGGCCATTTCTTTTGGAGGAACGTTGGGAGAGCTTCGCTCTACATCAATGGAGAAAAGGCACGAACACGTTGTCTGGTTGAGGGACGACGGGAGCGCTGAGGTAAGTTATACCGATGGCCATACCCACCTGTTCATCAAGGGTGTCGGGCTTGGCCCCGCCCCCGATGGGCATACCCATGATATTACGAATGTTTTGGCCAGGGGGGAAAAGAAAGACAAGCGTGCCGACAAGGATAAGGTTGCTGACGTAAAGCAATTATACAAGGTTGCCAGAGATTTCGAGGAAGAGGCGAGGAAGATCGCCAAGAGCAGCGAAGATTTCTTCCGTGGGGACCAGTGGGAAAAATCGGACGAACAGGCCCTCAAGGCAGCGAACCGGGCTTGCCTCACGATTAACGAGATTGAACCAAAGATAGACCTTCTTTCCGGGTACCAGAGGCAGAACAGGCAGGATATCAAGTTTCTCCCCGTGGAGGGTGGCGATGCACGGGTAGCAGAACTCCTCAACGTGGTGGTTAAGAACATCACGGATACTTCCGACATGGAGTATGAGGAGACAGACCTGTTTGAAGATGTGCTGATTGCTGGCAGGGGATGCTGGCACGTCTATATAGACCGGGATACGAACATCGAGGGGGATATCAAGATCGAGCGGTGGCCCTGGACAGATGTGTACTTCGGGCCATTCAATAAGCGCGACCAGTCAGACCTCGAATATCTGTGTAAGACCCGGTGGTTTTCCAAGGCAAAGCTGGAGCAGATGTACCCGGACAAGGCCGCCGATATCGTGGCCGAGGTAGAGGCCCTTATCCACACCGGAGATGAGGGTTTTATCCATGACGGGCAGACGGGCGATGCCTATTCGGAGCCTTCCGACCCATCTCCGGCGTCGATCACGCCGGAAACCGACCCCGACTTCGTGAAGATTGCGAAGAAGGAGTTCAGGCTGATTGAGTTAATCAGCAGGGAGTACGAAAAGGTTCCGGTTGCTTTCAACGCGGACGAAGACGCCTATATCGCCATCCCTGATGGTAGTGTCGGCGATGCAAAGTCCCTCCCAGGTTTCAGGGTTGCGTACAGAAATGTAAGCAGGATTCGGAGGCAGACAGTTTCCGCAGGGGTGTTGCTGGAAGACGAGTTCATGGATGAGTTCGGGGATTTCAACATCATCCCCGTCTTTGCGAAGCTGCGCGGCAAGCACTGGTGGGGGAAGGTGCATACGGCCAAAGACCCCCAGAGAGAGATAAACAAGAGGCATTCGCAGCTGGTGGACATCATGAACAAGTGCGCCACCTACGGATGGTTCTACGACGATAGGACTTTCGGCGGGGACCAGAAGGCTTTCAACGATTGGTTGAAGAACGCGTCATCCCCTGGATTCAACCAGAAGGTTGCCAACCAGGATAAGCCACCCCAGAAGGAAGAGGGGGTCAAGTGGCCAGGCGAACTGGTCAACCTGGAACTTCTTTCCACGGACAAGCTCCGGGAGATCATGAACATCAACCCGGAGATGCTCGGTATCAACAGTAAGGCAGAGAGCGGCGTGGCGATTGCCGAGAAGAAGAGGCAGGGGCTTGTCGGTAATGAGTTCCTTTTCGATAACCTTGCTCTTTCCAAGAAGCGGCTGGGAAGGCTTCTTGTGCGTCTCATCCAGAAGATTTACACGCCTGAGAGAATTTTAAGGATCGTGCAGAGTAACAACGCGCGCTCCCCGATTGAATTAGGCGGGAAGTCGCTCGACCAATACGATCCGCAGGAGATCGTGGCGTTGTTGACGAACTCCGATCTTACCAAGTACGACGTGGCTGTGAGCGAGAGCGCGTTTTCTCCGACGAACAGGAGATACAACTTCATCGTCTGGTCTGAGCTTGCCAGCCGTGGAGTCCCCGTTCCGCCGGAACTGCTCATAGAACTCTCAGATCTTGGAGATAAGGAAAAAGTTAAGGCCCAAATTAAGAGCATGCAAGAGCAAGCGCAAAAAATGGAACAGGCGAAAATTGACGCAGAGATTCAAAAGACTTTGATTAGTGCTCAATCCAAAGCCGGTCCTTCCGAGTAACCAGAACACCCTTTTAACCAAAAGGCTGGAAGGGAATACGGAACCAGTGATGGTTCCCCCAAGGAGGAAGTATGTCCGACAAGGACGAAGCAGTAGAGAAGGCGGAAAGTCAGGATGCTCCCGGCGACGAGCCGGAAGTCGAGTCGATGGATGATGAAGCCCTCGACAAGTACCTAGCGGAAACACCCGACGAGTCGGAACCCGCAGGGGAAAAGGAAGGGGAGAAGGAATCCACGACTACGCCGCCTGACGATTCCGAAGGCGATAAAACCGCCGAAGGGGCGCCTGCCCCCGTTGAAGCCGACGATCCCGCGAAGATGCGGGAAGAGCTAGATCGGCTCAGAAAGCAGGTTGGCGACAAGGAGAAGTACATCCAGGATCGGAACCGCGAGGTCGGGGAGTTGAGGAAGCAACTCAGAGATGAGGCTTCCAAGCTCCGCGAGGGGGTACCGGATCTCTTTATGGAGTCTCCGGTGAAGGCCATCGAAAACGTCCTAATGGCGCGTGAGCGCGAGGAGAGGGCGGCGATGTTGGAGATGGAATCCGCCTGGGATGAGAACAAGGCGAAGGTGCTTGCATTTTCTCCGAACTTTGAATCCCGCGTGGAGGAGATTGCCGAGATCGCAAAAGGCGATGGTGTTCCCCCTGAAATGGTTCGTGCATTCAAGACCAATCCGTATGCCACTTCCCCGCAACTTCTTCACGCACTCTTGAAGAGGGCCGACGATGCCAAGGAGCTTAAAACACTCCGCGACCGGCTAGCGAAGGAGAAGAGGGAGAAGGACGGCGTTGCGGAGAGGATCGCCAAGGCGGCGGCGAAGACCTCTGGTGTCACTGGAAAGACACCGGGAGCGTCACCGTCTAGCGATCGGTTCAAGAATGTCACCGAGTCGGACCTCGATGATTTATCCGATGCTGATTTGGACGCCCTCCTTGAGCGCGAAGGGTAAGGAAACAAACAAATCAGGAGGGTCAGTAGTAAATGGCTAAGACCGTTTTCACTACGAGTAACGCCCTCACCAAGAAAGCGTGGGAAGTTAAATTATTTCGGGATGCACTGAAAGAGGCTTACTTTTCCCGCTTCATGGGTACTGATGCCAATTCTCTTTGCCAGGTCAAGACCGACCTGACGAGAGACAAGGGTGACAAGATCACCTTTGGTATCAGGATGCGTTTGACCGGCACAGGTGTAACCTCCGGGCAGACGTTAGAGGGTGCAGAGGAATCCCTCGTTACCTACGATCACTCCGTTACTCTTGAACAATATCGTCATGGTGTTCGGGACAACGGTGCGCTCGATAGGCAGCGGGCGATGTTTTCGATTGACGAGGAGAGCCGGTCTGCTCTTCTTGGGTGGGGTGGAGAGAAGGTTGACCAGCTTTCCTTCGATGCGATTGTCGCATCTCCTACCAAGACCTTTTGGGGTGGCGCTGCCACCGCAACGACAGACATTCTCGCAACCGACAAGATCACCCCGGCCTTGATTTCCAAAGTCCGCGTGTGGTGCTTCGGCGGCGGAAGTCGCGTTCAAACCCCGCTTCGTCCCGTGAGGGTCGGCGGGAAATCCTACTTCATCATGCTCGTCCACCCGGACGTGATGTACGACTTGAAGCAGGATTCGACCTTTGCCCAGGCGGTTCGTGAAGCCAGGGAGAGGGGGAAAGAAAATCCGCTGTTTACAGGTGCAGCGGGGATTTGGGACGGCGTGGTTATTCACGAACACGAAAACGTCCCCATCGTTACTACCTGGGGCGTCGGCGGAAACGTGGCTGGCGCCAAATGCGTCTTCATGGGGGCACAGTCCCTCGTGTGGGCGTGGGGGAAACGTCCCTCGGTCGTAGCGAAGAACTTCGACTACGAAAATGAGCATGGGTATGCCTGGGGATTCATTGCAGGCGTGAATAAGCCCAAGTTCAATTCTCTTGATTACGGAAGCGTGGCAGTTTACGTAGCACGTACCGCGATCAACTAGGAGGGGGATAGAAATGGCAGCCAATGATTGGAGAACTGGCACATATGCCAAAGACCCCCAGGGCCGGGGCAATTTCAACGAGCAGCAGGAAGACCTTAAGGGTCAGGAGTTTACCATTGTCAGGTATTTCGACTGTGTTGCAAACCCGCTTACCAGCGCGGATACATACAAGGTACTCACCATCGGAGCAGGTGTGATGATTACCGGGATATATGTAAACGTTGTAACGGCGGAAGGCGCAGCGGATACCGTCGATATTGGAGACTCCGCAGGTGCTACCACGTTCCACAACGACCTTTCCCTGAACTCTGCTGTTGTTACGGCTCTCACGACACAGACCAAGTACTACTCTGCGGCGAACTACGTTGTCATTCTTGCCAACGCAGGAATTGCCGCAGCAAAGTTCTACCTCATTGTTAAGGGAGTTAGGCTCGTCTAGTTTCTGGGGAGGAAAACAATGGCGGATCATGATTGGAGAGTAGGAGCAAATGCCATCGACCCCCAAGGGCGGGGTAACTTCAATAAGCAACAGGAGGGGTTGAAGGGCAAGAAGTTCATGGAGGTCAGGTACTTCGATGCTGCCGCCGTGAACATGGCTGCTGCTGATACGTTCAAGATCATGACGTTTGGCGCCGGTGTTGTTATCACCAGCGTCCTCGTCAATGTCATTACGGCAGAGGGTGGAACCGCCACCATGGATATTGGTGATAGCGCTTCCGCCGTGACTTTCCATGATGACTTCGATCTTGAGACTACCGGCGTAACGGCCACGACTGCCACGAAGAAGTATTACGCTGCGGCGGACTATATGGTGCTTCTCATCAACGAGGCGCTTAATGCCGCAAAGTTCTACGTAATCGTGCAGGGAGTCAGGTTAGTGTAATGAATGGGGGGTCGCAAGACCCCCCTCTTTTTTTATTTAATCAGGAGGATGGGATGGCACAGATTCGTTCAGACGGTCTTTTCCAGAAAGACCTAGTTACTTTTCTCACCAATTGTCAGACTCTCGCGAACGAAATTAAAGTTGACTTCAACGCGGTCAATGCGAAGTTGGATGCTGATACTGGGGTTGCGGCAACTGACTACGTGGCTACGTGCAATATCGCCGCAACGGCCTTGGCAATTGCGTCTGTCGGGACGAGGGGTGGGATACTCAATAGCGGGATTCACCAGGGGGATATGGCAACCTTCCTGTCTTCCTTGGCCACCTTTGCCAACGAGATCAAGACGAAGCTTGCCGCTGTGACGGTGAAGCTGGATGCGGATGCCCTGCAGGGGTCTGATTACGGTACCACTTGCGATCTCACCGCTGCATCCTTAAGCGTTGCTAAGTTGGTCGGGACGGGAATTTCCTGGGGGCCGGATCTTTGGGCCTTCGTCAACGCTGCCCTTACGCTGCTCAACCAGGCGAAGACGAACATCAACGCGCTTGAGGCCAAGCTTGATGCGGACACCGTGGTAATCACAACCACGTATGCTTCCGGGAATCCGGTTGAAACGGCTGATTTAAGCCTGACGGTGTAACATGGCCCAGCCCAAGAGGGTTCATTTACCTACTCCTCCCGGTGTATTGGCGGGGTTCGATGGGGTTGATTTTTACCCTGTTAAGGTAGACAGCGAAGGCGTGATGAGCGTCCACACAACGATGGACTTTATTGCCGATATAGAAATTACCGGCACACCAACCCTGAACCGTGGCTTCACCCCTGGCAGCAATGGGGATAACATCCTTGTGGCTGTTGATACAACGGATAGGCTGAAACTCTATAAGGCTATTATCTCACCGGCAGCGGATGTGGCGGGAGAGGTTTATCTTAAGGTGGGGGCCACGAAGGTCGGCACTGTGCAGAATCCGAAGGCTGGTGGTCAGTACGTCTTGGTATCGTGCTTCCCCGATTATGAGCATGGGGCACTCGGGGAAGACCTGATACTTTTCCTTCCAAACGGCGCTGGCGCCGTTTCCGTATGCGCTTCCTACGAGGTATATGAAGAATGAAAGGGAGGGTGACGTTACATAGCCTTGGCGGGGGACTGCTGAGCGAGAAGTTAAACAAGGCGCAACATGAAAACATGTTAGAAGTTATGCGGCAAAACGTCTATATCATCGAACTGATGAAAGAACTTTTCGATAAAGAACCCAGGTATGCCCCGAGGCGTTGGTACGATCACGGGTGGATGTAATTGGCTATTTCTTATGTCGGGGGGAAGGGCGCCGGAACCGCAGGGCAGGGAGGCGGGTCAATCAGCCTGACCACTGGACTCACCGGGGGCAGCGGCGGCGCACCCATAGTTGACGATTTGGTGGTGGTGACAGTTTCCGTTGGCACTGCGGCTCGCCAGCCGACCATCGCAATTTCCACGCCATCGGGGTACACCCCGCTCACGGCGCAGCGGACAACGACTACCACCTACGACACCAACGTACAAACTTGCTACAAGAAGATGGGATCAACGCCTGACACTTCGGTTACCATCCCGGCTTCGGGAAACAACCAAGACGGGATTGCATACGCGATTCAAGTGTTCCGGGGGGTTGACACCGCCACCCCCATGGATGTCACGCCGACGTACAACACAGGAAACGCGGTTGACAATCTCCCCGACCCTGCCTCGATCCAGCCGGTTACTGCCGGTGCGTGGATCGTCCCGTGCGGTGGCGGGGCTGCGCTGGCCGGCGGGACGTATACGGCATCGTACCTGACCAACTTCCTTACCTACAACGGCCCCGACACTAACGACGGAAACGTGGGGGCCGGGTACTACACCGGGTGGACTTCCGGTCCCTATGACCCCGCCAAGTTCGGCGGTGGCTCGGTCAATGCCGCGAATTCATGGGGTGCGACGACAATCGCGCTTCGCCCCGCACCGCCGACGTACGACGAGACAATTACGATGTCTGCTTCCAGTAGCATCGTGTCTTCGGTGAATGTTGGGATGAATCCCACGATTGGTCTTTCTGCGGCTGCTGCGCTTACACAGGGTAACGATATGGCGTTGGTCGCCATCTCGGAGTTATCGGCGGCGACAGGGTTATCGTCTCAGGGTGCGCTGGAAATGATCTCCCTGATAGTAGCAAGTGCAATATCTGGTTTTGTGGCCAGCGGTGGGAAGGATTTTATAGAATCAATAACTATACCTGCCCTGTCGGGGTTTTCGACTGACGTAACCATTGATATGCCTATAGTTGTTCCGGTATCGGCAACTACAGGGATATCAGTGAGTTATGTGTACATACCCGGTGGCGGGGGTTTTTCTGCGTATCGATTCCAAATTGTTCCGTTGGAGGAGTAGGGAAATGGGAAAGACGGAAATTAGTATGAAGGTGAGTCATTTCTGGGAAGTGGAGTGCTACGAGCATTTCCATGAGGATGGGGAAAGATGTTCGGTGCCACACGATCTATGTCTACTTGAACATCCGTTCTCGAAGTTGAAGTGGCGCGAGGAGTTCAAGAACATCGTTGTCACGGCTGGGCTGAACAAGTATCTTGACGCGACTCTGAAAACCGGCTTGACCACCCCGTTGTGGTACGTCGGATTGAAGGATACCGGCAGCATCGTCGCTGGCGATATCATGTCCTCCCACGCGGGTTGGGCGACGATCACGCCGTATTCCAACGCGACGGACCCTGCGTTCACGCCTGGTACGATTTCCGGTGGGTCGGTTAGCAATTCTGCGGCGAAGGCCGTGTTCAACATCAATGCCACAGACGATGTGTATGGTGCGTTCATGAAGGACGACAACACCAAGGGCGGCGCGACTGGAACACTTCTTGGGGGTGCCGATTTCGGCACCATGAGGGCAGTTTTGAGTGGAGACACCCTGAACGTCCAAGTTACTTGTACACTGACGTAATAGTTCTTTTGGAGGAGTGAGATGAAAAGGATTTTCCTAGCTATTGTATTGTCGGCTCTGTTTGCTTTTGCGGCGTGGGCCGAAAGCTCCACAAATGTTTTCTTCATTGATGGGAAGGCTGGGCCGACAACCACGGTGACTCTTGCCGATAATGTGGCACACACCCTTTCCGGGGATAGCGTGCCCGTTACGTTAACCTACGGTGGGGTAACTCTGTATCCGAGGGCCGTTCTTGTATCGGTGGAGACAAATGGGTTAAGGGTCACGTTCGGCGGGTCAACGCCGTCACAGACGCTTGGCCATGTTATTGCTGCCGGATCGTCTGCGCAGTTTAGCGGAGAGGATATGATTAAGGCATTTAAGTATAGCGCAGCGGTCGCCGGATCTTATCCTACGATGCAGTTTACCGTGTTGTACTGATTTGGGGATGCCGATGCGTAGATTTTTTCTTGCTCTCGCATTCTTCCTCCTTTCTTCGCAGGCGTGTTTACGATGAAATATATATTCACCGAGGAACACAAGAGGAACATATCAATCGCAGCGAAGAACAGACCTCCCGTAAAAGATAGTACAAGGGAAAAGATGAGACTTATAAATACAGGGAGGACACACGAGAACTGGCCTCCAATAAGCGATAGGACAAGAGAAAGACTTACCGCACAGTTGCGTGAAATGGGCAACAAAAGAAGAGGAACTCCGTTATCGGAAGAAGTTAAGCGCAATGTTTCAGAATCATTAAAGGGAGAGCGCAATCCGAGATGGAGGGGGGGGATTACCGATGCCACAAAGAAGATTAGGCATAGCAGGGAAGGCCGTATATGGCGCGAGGCCGTGTTGGGAAGAGACGGAAATAAATGCACACGGTGCGGAGTAAATGAAGGATTTATGGAAGCCCATCATATAAAAGAATTTTACCATCACCCAGAGAAACGGTTTGATGTGGATAATGGAACAACTCTCTGCAATGCCTGCCATATTAAGCAGCACAAGGACAGGGTAGAAGGCGCATGAAAAAGTTAATTATTCTCCTAGTTGCTTTAGCAACAATCTCCTCGCAGGCGTGGGGGGCGATTTATTACGTTGATCCTGATTGCACGGATACCAATCCCGCGTCCGCGACGGTTGATGGAACTGCGTATGATCCAGCGACTCCTGCTTGCACAGGCGGAAGCGATTCGTATTATGTGACGATTGCGGATGTGAACTTGAAATCCTTCTCCGTTGGGGATTCCATCCTGTTTAAGAAGGGTGAGACGTGGCGGGAACAGTTGACGCCTCCGAGCAGCGGTAGCGCGGGGAGTCCCATCACGTTCGGAGCGTATGGAACCGGAAATGCACCGATCATCAGCGGGTCGAATCTTGTCTCTGGGTGGACTGTTTATTCGGGGAGT